ACCGCATTTGGATCAACCGCTTCCCAATCTGTTGCCCCTACTGGAACAAAAATTAATGCGCTAAGATTAAATGGCTTTACTAAAGGAGCTAATGCGCCTTTAGTACCAAGTCCTGTTATCCCGCCTATACGAACATCTGCTGAAACGCAAATTCCTAAATCGCCTACTTGTACAGGTAAGCGCACATAAATGCTTTGGGCGATAGGCATTTTAACTTGTGGGAATGTATATTCCCCATTATTGTCAATTTCAAAATTAACAGTTACGATTGCGCCATCTACAGCAACAACACGACATGGCAATTGAAGCCCATTCGACATTTGATTTAATTCTATTGCTTGCTGTACATAGTCACTTATTGACTGAGCAAGAGGGATTTTTTGACCTAAACTCATGCTGAATATAACCCCACTCCATTAGCAATAGCTTCAATAGTTGTTACCCAACCATTGCCATCTGGTGATCTACTGCTTCCTATATGGTGTAATTTTGAAACATAAAAAATGCCGTCAAAAGAAATATTGTTTCTGTATTGAGAAAAATTATTTACTGTATTATTTATTGGGATGTTTTTTTCAAAAGAAATGTAATCACCAACATTCAAATCGCCTCGCATAACTACTTTTGCAGAAATAGTGCCAATTTGAAGCCATGTTAAATTACCAATTACATCGGTAAATTTAATTGTTTTTGTGGCTGTTTTAGTTATTGCATTATCTGTTAAATAAAAACCAGTATCATTAACACATATTAACCCGCCAGTATAGGTAGGTTCTTTAATAATGTTTCTACTGACCGCATTTACTTTTCTGGATAAACTTAATAAATTAAAATTTTGTTCTGGGGCATCTTCGGATTGTTTTAATCCAGTTCTAAATGAACCTGTTACTTTTGTTGGTTTGTAAGCAGTTTCAAGAGCTAGTTTTACTGCATCGGTTAATTCAGTATTTTTCTTCCAAACAAAAGTAATATTATTTAAATCATTACTTCCAGCGAAAGCTGGAGCAACAATCATATCCAAAGATACATTAACACCTTGCCAGTTAGCAAAGGCTTGCATAATTCCGCCAATAAGAATTATTCCCTGTTGACTTGGATTAGCATAAGGTAAACCCTTAGACATTCCAACTTCAATTTTAATCTTGCACATTTCAATTGGTTTGCCACGCACTAATTTAGGATTGTAATTTCCTATTTCTCCCAAACCTTTTAAATCAATTCCATTTATTTTAATAAAGCCATTAGCTGAATATTGGCTATATGATTCTTGATAAATATCTAAATCTAATTGCAATGCAGAATAATTGTCTTTTCCATTGGTTTGAGAGCTAAAAGAAAATTCTTCAAACCGATTAAGATCTTCAATTGGTGGACTTATTGTAATTTTATAAAATCTCATGGAAATATTTCAAAATTATTTGACGATAGTCTATAGACCAAAGTAGAAGTTTGAAAATACCCAAAAACTAAATTTATATCAAAATCATCAGGCGATGCAATTATAGGGTTAGTAACAATAATTGTTCCATTGTTGTTATATACGCTTAAATAATACCTTGCACCATATACATTCCAAGTACATATAACAATATAATTTGCCCCATCTAAAGTAGCATTAAATTGAAAATTTGCTGTAAGAGCAGGATCAAATTTAACAAAAGTTGTCATAATTTAACCCCCCCAAGCTGAGGTTGTTGGCAATCCACTTTGAATTTTATTCATTAATGTACCCAAAACCGATTGTGCTTGTGAAGTAGTAATTAATGGCTGAGTAAAATCCCATTGATATACATATTGAACTTGTTTATCGCTTGGTGGAGTTATATCCCTAATACCAGTTAGCAAGCAATTAGCATATACAAATGCTGGTGTCAGTATAGTAAAAGTTCCACCATTAGAAATATGATTTTGAATAAGAAATTGCATAGCCGTTAAAATAGCTGTTTTCTGTAGATAGCCACCATTATTTTGTGCAGGGCAAATCATCGCCATACTTACACTTAATGGCTTTTGAACTACAGCATTAGCGGCAGTTGCAAAATTTGCCATTGGATAAGTTGCAATATCCCATTGAGCTAAAGTGCTTCCAGCTAAAGGTTTAAAATGGGCAAAGAATCCAGAATTTAAAGGATCGCTTAAATTTATAGCTGGAAAATTAAGGGGTGCATAGCCTACTAATCCACCAACCAGCCATATAGGTGCAATTTCAAATGCGCCTGAAAATATTGTTTTTGCTATTGATGTCATTATTTCATCGCCACTAATTTAGTACAAGTGCCATCATTATCATAAATAAAGACATTATCTTTACCGGGATTTGGATCAACAAATTTTAAATGATGATTTTTTAATTCAAAATGGTTTTCCTCACCTTTCATACCAAGATAAGGTCGCCATAAGTTTGTAGCTTTAGTAAATTCTTCTTCAGTCTTAAACTTTGCTCTTAAAGCTAAAGCCTGATCCATATCAATATCTAAAGCCGTTGAAAAACCTTCTTTATTTAAAACAGTATGGTGAGAACCCGGATGCCAAATCTTTTTTAATATAGCTTCTTGTTGGGTTCTATATCCGCTATTAACTGTTAATCCTAATCTTTGCGCTGTATTAACTAATTCAGGATCTACTTTACCTAAATTAATATCATTATTTGGAGCATCTTTTTTATATTGATCGTACCAATTACCATTAGCAACTCCAGCTTTTTTAAAGAAATCTACTATATCCTGACCTTTACCAGCTTCAGTTTTTGTATAGTCAGCTACCCATTTTGCAAAATTAGGAATTTTACTTATGACATAAGCTATTGCTTTACCAATAATAAAAATACCCTCAAAAAAGTCTTTTAATGCTTGTTTATTATCTGGATCTTTTAATTCAGAAACAAAACCTTTAATAGCATCTTCTACTTCTTTACTTCCCAAAAATGCTACAAGTGCATCTGCTACAGCTTCAGTTAATTGTGCTAAAGGTTCAGTTAATTTACCTAATACATTAATCAATTTAGATTCTAATAATTGACCAGTTTTTGTAATAGCGATCCAGAAATTAGTCCATGCTTGGGCATTTTTTTCCTCGTTTGGAAATTGACCCGCACCTTTATTTAAACCTCCAGTAAACGCCTTATATCTTTGCTCAGACATATTCCAGATAGCTAACATTTCTTGTTTTGTTAATACATTTTGAAATGCTGGATTTTGACCCATTGCAACATCTACAAATCCACCAGAAGTTGCTTTGGCTTCTCTTACTTTATTGAATATTGGAACAAGATTTTCGTAAGGATTTTTTGAAGAATCACCGCCAAGTAATCTATCTATTTTCCATCTGCCACCTAAAGAAGATTGAAGGTCTTGAATATTACCCATCATTCCTTCCATATTGTCATAATATGGATTGCCATAAACTCTAGCTGAACGCAATTGCGCCCTTGTTATTCCTAAAGCACTAGATTCTTTGGTAACGGCATTGGCTTTATAGGCTAATGCACCCATAGCTGTATAGCCACCAATAACGGAATAAGCTACCCATTTAGCCGCTGAAAGGGCAATACCAGCCATATCTCCAGCAATAGCAGATGTAAGAGCGGCGGCTTCTTTAAGTTGCTTTACGCCATCTTTAAGGGATTTATTAAACTCTTTTTGCTGATTAAGTGCTTTACCAATAAAAGTATTTACTTCTTTCCACTCTTTAGTGGATTCTTTGGTAGACTTTTTATACTTTTCAAACTCTTGTTGAAAGGCTTTAAACTTTTCGTCTAATACATCAATTTCAATTACCGATTGTATTGCCATTTTATATTCCTAGTAATTAAAACAACGCTTTAGACTTAATCGCCCTAATTAAATATCGCTGTTTAAAATCGGCTGTATCTTCCCATTGCAAGCCAATTTCTTTCATAAATTCACCGAAATTCATATAGGTTATATATTCTAAGACACTATTAATGATTCCTTCACCTTCTTGCCAGTACCTTCTTTCTTGCTCAATATCGGCAAACCATTCCTGTATTCCGTAGAGTCTAATGATGTAAGTTCCCAGTTTCGCAACGCACCCACCATCTCCAAGAAGGAATTTTTCAAATCCCTCGGTGCAACCTTGGAGATTGCTGTAAAAAAAATCAACGAACTTAATATTTCATGTTCTTCATCATCATCCAGAATTCCACGCTTTATTGCTGTATCAAAAGTAATGGTTTCCCATCCACCTTCAGTATTTATTACAATATTAGTTAAACGGATAATCTCGTTTACTAATCCAAACTTAACTCCACCTACCCCTTCCCAAGTTCCTGCTTGTATAGCAATAGACTTTAGGGCGGGGTAAGCAAGTTGTGGTGCAGTTAAAGCTAAATGTGCTTCGCTTATGCCATCAAAGCATTGGCTAAACACTTTTCCTATAACTAAATAAAATTGCTCAAAAACAGAACGACTGATTGATGTGGAATGAATATAAACTTTTCCATAACTTTCAGTCTGTACCTGCATCACAAGGTTCAGATTACGATCAATTTTCAATTTATTCTTTCATTTAGGATGCGGAAAATAAAGAAGCATTAACACTATAAACACCACGCAAGCGAACAACTAATCCAGCTTGATTGCCGTCAAAAGTTGCTTCATTAATGCTCATCAAAACACAATTATTTAATTGAAATGCAGACAATACTTGGGTATCTGGATAAACAGTTACAGAACCCATTGTTGTATTTGTTTCAATTTGTGTTTTATAAGCATTACCGAGAGCTTGCGTTCTGAGTAAGTGAATAGTAACAGTACCAAAAATATACGGCTCTGGACTGGTAACTGCACCAGTTAGAGTTGGTATAAGCATTGATGTGTCACCATCAAAAGCCAAACTAATTGCCTCTTTAGACAAATAGCCTGATGTTACATTAAGTTGCTGAAAATCGGCATAGACTACAGAAGCCAGTAGCCGATTTAATGTACCTTGTTGGATTTGTGGATTTGCCATTTATTTTCCCCTTAAACTGGAATGTTGCTTGCAGTTAAGTAGATCGTAATAGAACTGAATCCACGCAATGGAACAAATGTCAGGCTCAAGCCGTTATAAGTACCAGTTGCATAATCACCGGGATGCTGTGCTACATAAGTAGTAAACGGAGTTGCTACTACAGAAGCAGGTGAAAGAATCAATCCAAACGAAATACCATTATTTACTGTTGCTTGTGCTACTTTTTGCAAGGTATTAATACCAGCTTGGTTGTAATACAAAGGATTTGTTGGCAAATTAGAACCATTAATAATTGCCGCAGATAAAGCTTGAGCCACATTAATAGAAAGCCAATCCACACAATACCAGTAATTAAATGGGTTTAAATCCATAAAAGTACCGCCTTCAATCAGCGTATTTGAAATACCGCCTTGTGCGCCTGTACCTACCCAGTTCACACCAGCCGCCAACAATTGAGTTTGTTGAGTATTGGTTAAAGTGCTATAAGGAGTTACAGAATAAACATAAGTATATTCAAAAGGATGAGCTAAATTACTTACGCTTGGATTATATGCCAAAGATGACCAAAAAATAGCGGCGGCACTAAATTCTTGTGCTGGCGCATTTGGACTTGGTAAAGTAACAAATGCTGATTTTTTACCTTCCCAACCAGAATAAGTAGCTAATGTACTAGATACATAAAAGTAAACTTGTGCAGTTGTACCATCATATAAGCCAGCCATTGTTTCTGCACCAACTACATCCCATTCAATAGGCAATAAATAGCTATAAAACTGTGGTGTTGAAGAAGTTGGTGGATGACCAACATTAGTTGTAATGTAAGTTTCTAATTCAGTAATTCCATTAGTTACAGTATTTACGCCTAATTCCAAAACAAATACAGAAACAGTAGAACCTTGAGCAAAGAAAGTATTGCCCATTGCTGTTAACTCTAAAGTAGAATTAAGTTGCAAAGTTCCCGCAATTGTTTCAGATCCCGGATTTGTCAATAATGGATAAGTAACTGTATTTGTGCCAGTAGAAGTACCAGCAAAAGTGCCGTTATATCCCGTTGGTGTACATCCAGCAATAACAATTTGAACTGTATCACCGCTTGGAATACCATGAGCAGTAGTGGTTGTAACAGTTACCACATTGGTTGCCCAAGTAAGAGAAGTAATTGCAGTTGCAGGTCTAAGGATGCTGGTTAAATCACTTAACTGAGTTAACAGTTGAGTAGTTCCAGCGGCTAAAGTTGTACCACCTTGTGATACAAACGCCCCTGTCTGCTGTAGCTGATTAGGTGCGCTTGCCACTTGTTGAGTGACAACGACATTTACAATATTTGGCATAATTGCCCCCTAATTAATTGAAGCTAACAGAAACAGTACCAGTTGGTGGCGGCGTAATAACAATACCTACAGCGCATGGGAAATTAATTACATAAGTTCCAACAGCTTCAGGAATTACTGCTACTAAATTTGCGGTAACAAGACCTGATGTTGCCGCATGGTCAAATACAGTACCGACTGATGTTCCAGCGATAAGAACATTAACTGTACAGATGCGACCCGGAACAGTTTTAATTACTGTTGTATCAGTAATATTTAAAAAAGAATGAATACCTAGACCAGTAGAAACTGCGCCATTCTGGATTGCTGGGTTTGAAGTAATTGCCATTTGTAACTCCTTTTATACACTTGTTTTAGATAACAACATATTACTACTTAATTTTAAACTGGAATAGTACTTGCTGTCAGGGAAATAAATGCGTGTTCTATTAATTCTCTTGCTACATTATTTACTGTAGTTTGGTAATAACTTACTTCAAAAGTAATGGTTTTCTTTTGCGCCATGATTCCTAGCTCAGATTGAGTCATTTTTTCGTCTTGCATTACAGGCATATTCATTAAGCCAATATTGTCGGTATTTCGACTGTAATCAAGTATATATTGCACAAAATTAAGTGCTTCATGGTTACGAATACCATACATAGTTATTTTTACAGTATCTTTGACCAATTGGAAAGGGTTTGAATCGGGGTCTAATAATGGAAAATCTTGCAATGCAGTAGTTAGGCTTGGATTAATATCGACAGCCGCATAAGCTGGGACAATGTTTTGGTCTACCAAATAAGACGGGTACATAGGGAAAAATTGGTTCAAACTAAGCCAAATAGGTAAGCTATTGGACACAATTACGCTTTGAGTATCAAATCCTGTCATTGTGTCAATGATTTGGGTATTCATTACTGAATACAGCGCATCGCCACGATAATGGTATAAATCGGCTTGTTTGTAGAAGTTTGCCCTAGTATTAAAGGCAAATCGCATCCCTTGATAAGTTGCTATATATTGAAACTGAGGGTTAATTAAGTTGAAATCGGCTATTTCTACCAAAGAAGTAAAAGTAGTGTGGTTAAACACAGTTTGACGATCTTCCAACATTTGAACATCACTACTAAAATGGAATGAGCCACTAGCTACTAATTGTCTTGCAGGTACGCCTTCAGGGTAATTGTTATAAAGTAATTTGTTATATTGCGATGCGTTAAAAAGGGCAGAATCAGTCAAAAGACTAGCATTTACCCAAAATACGTATCCGTCTAAAGGCAAAACCAATTTAACATAGAGCGTAAAGGTTACTTGTTCATTACCCGAAAGCGTTTCTACGCCTTGTGCTAACCCAGCGCCTAATTGCGGTTTTGCTTGCGCGGCTTCTACGGCTGATGCCATTATTTAATCTCCGCTTTTAAAGAAGCTTCAAATACGCCAGAATACATAAATGATGGGCGCGCAACAGCTTCGCGTTTTTGGTTACGTTTAGTAAATGCTGTGCCTGTACCTTTTAAACCCTTAACTTGACGTTTAGCTGTAAACCCTTTATCAAATCTAAAACTCTTACCATCTATAGCGGCTTGAGTAGGGATACCTTGTTCTCCGTATGTGGAGGCAATGTTTTCTACTTCGCGCTGGGTAATAAAGTCGTGCATTTTGTCGGTAATTTCTTCGGAACTTACGGCGAATACACTTGCTATATCAACCGATTCACCTTTTAGCATCATTTCTAAGCCAATTGCGGCATCTTTAGCTATTAATTCGGATATTTCTTTTTCACGGAAGTTATAAAACATTGTAAATATGCCGTAGCGTTTTTCCAAGTCCATACCTACTTCATAAGTGGATTTTGGAGGGTCACCATAAGGTTCTGGAACATCTATTACGCCTAGACCTAATTTTAAACTCATTAAGTTAGCCCCCAAAGAGTGCCAAGTTGTTGCATATAGGATAGCGCTACGCGCCCGTAAGGGTCTTTAATGCGTTGGAGGTCTAAAAGGCTCAAGTCGCGCAATCCGTGTCCTATAGAGAGTGCTTCATGGGTGCTTACATCGCCAGCGGCATTTATGACGCCAGCTACAAAGTTATTAATGCCAAATTGATTGCGTAATGTGGTGAAATAGGTTTGACCGGGATAATCTTGCTGAAACTGCAATAGTTGGCTACCGCCCCAGTTATAGACTGTTAAAGTGTAAATGTCCTTTACTGTATTAGCAAAATCAGTCGGAACAATGTCTTTAGCGATTACATAGGCATAGTTCCAGCCCGGATCATCAGGGGACATAGCAGTTGTGGGTATCCCCATAACGGCTTGCGCCCACGCGATAAATCCTGTTAAAGAAGGGGGACTTACGATTGGATCAGCCATAGAACTATCCTAGAAATATTTTTTACATTCTAAATCAAAAACTCCCCGAAGGGAGTTCTTTTATACCGACTTTCTTGGTCTACCACGACCTTTTTGTCCTTCGCCTTCATGTATGACCTCAATTCTTTGGTCAAACTTTACTTCTTGATCCGCGGCGTTCTTTTTATCTTCAGTTACTTCAAACTCAATACCGCCTTTTTGCTTAATACCCATTTCTTGGGCTTTAAGCGAAATGATCTGATCTTGAGCCGCCGCTGTAATGCTTCTAGCTTCTTGGGCGCGGTCAATATTTTCTTGATCCGATTGCCCAATACCCGCTTCAATAGCTTCTACGCTAATTGGCTTGCTAAAACGATAGCAAAGCCCACCAAAGCCTTTTTTGACGTGAGTTGCTTCCATTAACCCATAAGGAAGGTGCTGTTTAATAATAACGTCAGCTTCTACTTGGGTTTGAACCAAACGCATTTGCGCTCCAGCCCTGATTTTATGAGAAAAAGGTCTTTGATTCTCTGGCAACATATAAGTAAACAAAAAATCTTGCTTAGAGCAGTTTGCAATAAATAATTCCATGATATTTCCCCTAGATGGGTGGGGGATTGATGATGCGAGGTTTTTTAGACCTCCAACCCCCCATAAAGAAAGTAACCAGCATCACTTGGTTTCTTAAATCTTGCTAAAAAACCGCCCCGAAGGGCGGCTACAACTTCCCGTGAAGGATTTTAATAAGCGGCTGACAAAATTGTCATACCTTCTGGACGGATACCCCAACCTGAAGTGCTACGCATTGTGTAGAGGGTGGTA